AGTAACCCTGCGTTCTGCGCTTGCAGCAGTTTTATGAAGATCTACAAACTCTTTTCTTCTGAGCATGTAAGATTCTACAGCATTGATATATGATGACCTAGTTTTATAAGTAGATCCTTCTTCATCACCAATGACACCAATAAGCTCCAGGTTCTTTACATAATCTTCACCAAGATAATAGGAACCATCCCTTGCGTAACTGCTGCCAGAGCCAAGTTCCATTTGAATAGTTGCACCTATGTCAGCACGATCACCTTTATGATAAACACCTTTTGTTTCATCATATGCTTCAACTGCTTTTATATAATCATCATGGTTAATAGTGCCAGCTATGTACATTTCAACAATGTTGCCAAGAGATTCAAAATGCACCTGTTTTGAAACTACAGACGGGGCATTAATATTAGCCATATTATCGTTGTATTGCTGAGTATTAGCAGCTTGTGCTGAACTTTTTCTGGCTGATTCTGACTGACCACTAATACTAAACAAAGTAGCTTGCTGTGTTCCTTCTAATTCATAAAAGTCGCTATCAGGATTTTGCATAACATCAAGAATATTTAAACCATCTATAACTATACCTCTGTATAGATCGTTATAAACCTCAGACCTAAATTGTTTTTCGGCAGTAGATTCTGCTCTTTGTATAGCTGTAAGATTTGTAATGGTTTGAGAAGCCAATGTTTTTATTATTGTTTCATCAACACCAGTGTCAGTCATTGCTTTTTGAACAAACTCATTTGCTGCTCTGTAAGCATCAGCAGGGCTTTGAGTAGTAAACACACGCTCAATATGCTGCTGTGCCATTTTAGAGTAAACAATGGTTGTATCCGCATCACGAAACTTTTGAAGACCAGCTTCGTTAACCTCATTCAAGCCAAGTGTAGCAAGAATATCCTCTTGCTCTTCATTTATCTCATCTACTCTGGCTTGCAGATTGTCTTTCATCTCTGTGTCACCACCACCCTGATTAGCCATCAGAGTAGCTTTCTCACTTGAGAGAGCCTTAAATCTACTAGCGTTTGTATTGATTGCGTATTCCTTGGCGTCTTTCTGCTGCTGAGCTAATGCTCTGTTTTCAGCAACGCCAAATGAGTGAACCGCTTTAGGTGCTAATGCAGCATATACTTCTGGGTCAAGATCATCTCTTGCACCTTCTAAATATCCATCTAAGGCACCACGAACACCATTGGGGTCATTCGGTGACGCAAGTAAAGCAGCATCAGCCTGACGCATAATGTCGTTTGATGCAGCAGATACATATGTCTGTAAAGCAGCTTTTTTGTAAGCTGCTATAATCCCTTTTTGATCTGTTTCATTAAATGCTTGGCTTGCCTTGCCATAATCAAAGTTTGACAGTGGTACAAGATTGCCTTTTTTGTCAAACACAGCACCAGCAGTTTTACCATCGATCTCAGCTTGACGAACAAGATCGTTGTATTCACGCTTACGCATATCAAGGCCAATGCCTGTAGCTACCCTAGCCACATCTTCATATGACTTAGCCACAGCACGAAACCCACTAAGATCAGGAGTACCTACTGGCTTAACAAAAACACCTCTACCTTTTGTTTTTTGGAAAGCCATTATGAACCTCCGTACTTAATATCATAAATACCACCACCAATTTGAGCGGCACCAGAATACAAAGCAGCCTTACTTCCAGCCCTAGATCCGGCTGCGCTTAGTCCATACTTTCTGCGTTGAGACATGCCCATAAGCCTAATTGATTCTATGTCAGATTTAGCAAGCTGACGCTCATCTTCTTCTATTGCGCTAACAGAAGCAGATGTGCCAAGTGCAACACCCTGTGCTGACATCGATGTGCCAAGTGCTGCAAGCTGTATTCTTAACTGACGATTGCGCTCATTCTCTTGCTGAAGAGATTCAATCTTATTCATTTCAGCTTGCTCACGATAGGAAGCTGCTTCCATCTCATAAGATTTTCGCTGTTGCTGCATAGCCATAAAAGTAAGGCCAAGACCAGCAACCTGTAATGCCATTGCGCCGCCCATTATACTTCTACCTCTAGCATTAAGCCATTTATTCCAATAGGAAGTGGCTCGTCTTGAGTTATAGTTACAGTCCCATCGTTAGACCAACCCAATAAATAAACTTCTTTTCTGCCAGTAACAGGGTCAGGAGCGTTGGCAAAGTTACTTGTAACTCTTCTAATTAAAATCTTTGTACCTTTGGTTTTCACATCAAGCGTTTCATTTAAATCAATAACAGCCCTAACAATACGCCGCTTCTGACCAAATGACAAACCGTCTTGCAACTGAAACTCTGGTGGTAATGTTGTCAATGTAGGCGTGTAATTAAGTCCAACCTCAATCTCAGTTACAGCATCACTGACTGTTATATCACCATTTGCATCAGTAGTATATGAACCTAAAGAATAGTTGCCTGACTTTACAGACACTTGAGTATTAGGCAAGTGAGCTATAGTCCAATCAGTAGTAGCTGTTACGCTTGTTAACTTCAAAGCGCCATCAAGATGATATGAATTATCAAAAAGCTCTAATGTAGTTTCTGTTGAACCATCAATAGTACGTTCAACAATTGCGTAAACATTACGATTTACATTTACTAAATTCTTAAACTCACCAGTAGTGCTGTATAGGCACCAGCCTTGAAGCTTTTCTTTACGAATACTTGTAAATACAGCAATAGTTCCATCGTCATTGATAACATACATATAACCTTCTGACTGATCAGAAGATTCACGCTGAGCTATAATCGCTTTTGGTAAGTCAATCAAATGCTGAGAAAGAAGTGTTAAAGCATCAGAATTATAAGCTTGAGATATATCAGAGAAGATAAACTCTCTGATTGTGCCTTTAGTCTTCGTTAGAAAGGCTATAGCACCATCAAACTCCACAGGTGACACAGTGCCGCTGCCAAACGATGTCTGCCGCTTCACAGCGATTGTAGAGGGGGTTAGAGGCCTGTTTTCTGATGTAGGACAGTAAAGCTCTTGCTCAGATGTAAACACAACTAGGTTTCTAAATGATTCAAGTGACTTTATTGTAGATACTTGGTTCTCAGCAATTTGAATCTGAATTGATTCATCATCAAAACCATCGCCAACATCAAAGTTAAAGAACTCGCCAACCTTTGAAAAGAAGAGATGGTTAGGAAGGTCTTTACTACCGCCAAATATTAAACGCTGATCGTGGAACATAACTGTTCTTGCATAGCCGTGACGACTAGAAAAAACCTGCTCTTTCCAGTTAGCAGAAGCATTTGTGTTAGATGGCGCAGTATCAAACGAACCAGTAAATGTCGTGTCACTCAAATATGTGGTAAACACAACGTGATGTATTGTGCCAGCATCATCAGTAAACTCTACCTCTTCACCTTCCCAATCAACCGAAAATGTAGCTGCGCTAGCTGTAAATGTTTGCGGATTTAAGTTAGCATTTTGGGGCTGAATAGTTACGGCAGCAGGGGCAAACTTATAATAAGGTTGGTGAATAAATCCATCATTTGAATCAAACACAAAGTCAGTAACTGTGAATGTAGATGCAGATGTTCTAGTAACCTTCTGCATAGCAAAATCAGGATGCACAACAATCATTGTGTCACCTGATTGAGCTACTTTAAGCTCACCAATTTGTGCTGTAGCCCAAGGGCATGATGTAACGGGCGTTAAGAGAGCCGTTGGGTTAGATACATCAACAATATCCAACTGCCCATTACTAAATAAAAGTATGTAGGCTTCGTCTTCATCATAAATATAAGGCTCAGTCTGATAGGGTATATCAGAAAGATCTTGCAGATAACGCAGACCGGGACGACGAGTAACCCCACCCTGCGCTCTGATACGAAAATTGCGAAGCGTTTTAAGACCGTTTTTATAGGCATCCGAGTCCAGACGAGAAGTCAACAGAGGACTTAACTCGCCTGATGTAAAGTTGGTATAGAATTGACGCAATAATGCCATTCATCTATGTACCTTGTATTTCTTGGTATATGCCATTGCCTAAACGAACACGATGGTAGCGACTTGGACGCAGACCTTGTGTTGTAACCTGTTGGCTGTCTCTTGACTTGGCTCTGCGAAACTGCTGCTCAGCTAGATCAACATATGACTTAGCAACATCACCCTTACGAGTTACAGACAAAGCCAAAACAGAAGCAAGACGGAATATAACCCACATAGTAAAAGAGGGAGGCCAATACTGAACTGCTGGTCTAAAAACGTAATTAAGAACGACATTATCACTAACTTGAGCGTTAATATAAACATAACGCTCATAGATGTCGTATGCCTGTGGGTTATCATCAATAGTTACAGTTAATACCTGAACAACA